ACCCCTGGCAGTTGGGCTACGCGAACAAATTTGGCGATCTCTGCAGGATTCGAACCTGCGACCCACAGCTTAGAAGGCTGTTGCTCTATCCGGCTGAGCTAAGAGACCGTTATAGTATATATGTTACCAGCTTGAACGTTCAGTGCCTACCAGCTTACCTAATGCCCAAAAAGAAACCATAACGGGCATCACGAACACTACCAAGAAGCCAAAGACCTCACGCAAGGCGGCAATCGTATCGAGTGTTTCAGCAGACATTATGCGGTCTCCCATAAGAAATCATCAAACTCAATGATATGTTCCATACCATCATATTCATCGATGTAATACTTAGTGCCGGCAGGAATCTCGTAGATCGCCAATCTAGAAAATGTACCGTCAGCTTCTCGACCTAGTTCTTCGACAACCTGAGCCAGCACAGGATCATTGCGGGCAATATCACGATCATAGAAATCTTCAGCCGAAACTCCAGTTAATTCGATATATAGAGCGCGAGCCTCTTCGGACAAACTGAAACCACCGTAGCAGGTATTGTATACGATCTTAGCCATATTAAACCTCATAATACTTGGTTACTGCATTGATCAACCGCTTCTTATACATCTCAGCATACTCAGGATTGGTGCGCTGTAAATCTTCGAGCATATTGGTCAGCACCGATTCCATGACACCAGCCGCATAACTATAGTTTTGATCTTTGCGGTATACGGCCCGCGACAGAGTTTCGAGCAAGTGGTAGGGTTTCAGCGCAAGCAATTCTTCACTCATTATTTGGTCTCCCATTCTTTAGCAAGTTCGAGTGCATACTCTAAGTTACCAGTAAAGACAACTTCCGGTTCTTTACCAACCTCTGAAAGGGTGATAACGAACCAAGGTTCATCCCACTTAATTTCACTCGAACGCATCAATCTCTCCTCAATCATCATGTATACATAATAGCAGGTATGGAGGGAGATGCAACCATTATTTTAACATATCAGTTATGCATCCTACGCATGGAAGTGCTGAGTGAATGAGTCATCGACGTTACTGAAAACGTTAGCCTTTACCAGCATGAACGATGGTGTGAACCCATTGAAGCCTGCACCTTTGTCAAGGCGGCCTTTGAAAACTTCAGCATCCTCTTGGAAATAGAAAGTCTCGATGACCTGAGAGGTTGTGTTCTCAACCACAGCCCACAGGAAATCACCATCGTCTTGCATAACCACAATATCATACATACTCATTATTTCACAACTCCCAATCTAGCCACCACTTTAACATTCAAAGAAGCGAAATCTTTTTCTTCATACCAAGTAATCACATCGTGCTTCAGGATATCTTGCATTAATCTGCGAAGCATATTAACTTTAACTTGCTCTTTAACACCTTCATGCCATGGAGCCTTATCAAATTCATAAGTATCAATAATTTGACTACAGGTTAACCATTTAATCTGTTGAGGGTTATACGAACGAAATGATTCCGATATATCTGACGAGATATTACCATTTTCAGGTACTTCAGTTGACCGAATTAGAATCTCTTCCCGAAGTAGAATCTCTTCATTATCTGCAATGAACTTCTTACAGAATGCAATCTGCTCTTCTTTAGTCTTAGCCGCTTCGAAGCCTTTTTGAAAGCTTCGCTCTCTGAGAGCATCATCTAGGTGCTTTTCGAAAACCTCAAGCATCACATCACCTTCAACTTTTTAAACTTGTCTTTACCATCAAAACGGTTATTCGACGTAACGTGTTGTGTCTGACCAGAATCCGAGAGATCATCCTGTGCTGACTGTTCTACATCATACAACTTCATCTTCGCCCTGTCAATACCCACCACAAACTTTCTATTGGTTGTGGGGTCATTATATCGATTCTTCAACTGCTTTACCATGATCTGGTTAAGGTCTTGCAAAGCCTCAGTTGAGATCAGGGCAAACATAAAGTCGGCTGTTGCAGGCAAACCAAACGATTCTGAAGTATCCGTCAAATCAACATCAGAATTGGAATATCCGCTTCTGGTTGTCTGTGTAGCCGATACGACAGGCACTTCATACTCTACAGCCAAACCACGAAGTTCTTCTGCGATGGATTTGATATAGGTGTATGAATTGACCGACCCACCTGGTTTCACTCTTGCTGACATACAGATGTTCAGATAATCGATAAAGATGATATCTGGCTTGAATGACTTCTTCAAGTTCAGTTCATTCAACAAGGCTTTGAAATGGATTGTTGATGCGCCAGCGGTAGGATATTCTTTGACGATCAGTTTGCCGTTTGTCTTAGAGATTAGATTCTCTGCTTTCCGTTTATACATATCTTTCGGCAGAGCCATCAAATCTTCAAATGTGATGTTCATCAAGTTAGCATCGATACGCTTTGCAACTTCTTCTTCAGCAAGTTCGAGTGTGATATAGAGGACATTCTTGCCTTGTGTAAGACACGATGCGGCCACATGACACATGAACAATGACTTACCGACACCGGTACCAGCCAAGGCTATGTTCAGTGTTTTCTTTGGTAGACCATTCTTGGTGATTTTATTGAAGAAGTCCAGATCAAAAGGAATCTTCTCTTGCACTCGGTGATAGTATTCATACCGATCATCGAAGGCTTCGAGATAATCATGCCCAACATTAGGATCAAAAGACACACCTAGAGCATCAGACAATAGTTGTGGAATAGCCCCCTTTGAATGGGGGCTATTCTTATTATTCATGATATCAATAGAAGTTAGGATAGCATTATAGATTGCCTTCTCTTGACAGAACTTCTCGGTTGATTCCGAGAGCCAATCAATGTTAGTATCAACCTTATCTTCACTCAAATCTTTGATGAGTTGATGAATCGATTTAGCTTGATCTTCCTTCAGTGTGCGAAGGTTATCAATCTCGATTGATAAAGCATCAGAAGTCGGAAGGCTATTATACTTCAGAATGAAGTCACGCATCTCCTTGAAGAGAGTTCGATCCTCTTCAACTGTGAAATACTCATCCTTTAGAAACGGCAGAACTTTCCGCATGAACGGTTCGTTCTTCATCAGGTTCTTCAGAATAGTTTTCTCGATCTGCATCATCATTTCCTTCTACGGATTCCAAGATCAAATGATTTAACAATACGCTAAGGTGTCGATGAAACCGTTCTTCTTTTCGAAGTTTGGTTTCTGTATGTTCACCCGCATCAACTAAATCATATTCAAACTGGAGAACCGCTGTGCCGTTTTCCAGTTCCTTCACTGCTACCTTTGTAAATCTCAGTATAACACCATTATATGGTGCTGTCAAGACTTCAATGGGTACCGTATCTTCGGAATTTGGTTTGACCATATCATCTCTGAATCTGTAGTCTTTACCAATCTCAATCATGCCGCGACCTCCGATTCATCCTCATATTCTTCTTCGATTTCAGGTGCACCACCGTAGAGGAACTCAGCCTTACAGCCAGCATCAATAGCCGCAAGAACTTCTTCGGTGAAATACTTCTCAGGATTCTTTTTGATATCCTTCTCGAAACCCTTGCTTCCATCAGGAAACTCATAACGAGTAGAAACCTTCTTAGCAATACCGAACTGCTCTGCAAGACCTAGCAAACCATAATATTGGTCTAGACCATTGGCATAGTTCAACCAAGTCTCGACCTTCTTATCTTCAACCGTCAGTCGAGCCTTCTTGGTATGTGCGGTAATCACAGCACCGGTACGACCGTCATCATCATCAAGAGCCTTATCTTTCTTCTTCGAAAGATAGATGATTGTAGATGCGGCATATTCAAGGCCAGAACCACCACCCATCTTCTTAGTTGGAACATAAGAACCAATCACATCATAAACGTGGTTGGTAACAATCAAAGGCACGTTAGCCTTACCAAGCTTCAATGTAAGAACACGGAAGGCACCACGAATCAACTGTGAACGAGTCATATCACGGGTGTCTTTACCATCCGCAATATCAGTCATTTCTTTTTCGGTTGAGAGATTACCTAGAGAATCGAGAATGAACATCATAGGCAATTTCTCACCCTTCTGTTCAAGATACTTGTCTAGGATTTTGACTGCCTGTGTGCGGAACTCTTGAATGGTTGCAACTGGCATAATGGCGATACGCTTAGTATCGACACCACGATCTGTAAGCATCTCTTTAGAGATAGCCGATTCAGATTCAAAGTAGAAGATAAACCCTTTTGGATTATCGTTTAGAAACTGGCGACAGATATTGATTGCATAGAATGTCTTACCAGTTGATGGTTCACCTGCTAGAGCGGTGACCTTATTTCCAGGCAATCCACCATAGATTGAACCTGAGAGTAAGGCATTAAAAGCATAGCTACCTGTTCCGATGAAACTTGTAACATCACCTGCTTCAATACCATCATCAGCAATGCCTGCATACTCATTGCCCGTTTCTTTCATTAGACTTGCGAATATATCACTCATTTTATTTCTCCTATACCTAATCTTACAATGTCGCCCTCTTGGGTAATCTCACCTAACTGGACTTCTATTGCTACGAGTGGTGTTTTTGATGTTGCGGTTATTTTATGTGTTGCTTTCTTAGGCACCACAAAGGCATCACCTGCTGAAACCTTAAACAGCTTGTCTGTTAATACAACTTCTCCAAAACCTTCTACGATTGACCATGTCTCTATACGATGATTATGATACTGTAAACTAATTGATTGGTAGGGTAGAATCGTTAGCCTCTTTATCTTGTAACCTTTTCCTTCTTCGATTACTTCCCACT